ATCTCGTACTCTGAGATCGGGTACTGCTTCTTGATTGCGCTACAAGCTATGCTTGTCATGAGCTTAAAGATCATGGAGTACCTACCCGAACCATCAGTCCTCGCTATGTTCCTGTACTCAGAAACTAGGTTCTGGTTGACGAACGGGCAGTCGTGATAGGAATGCCACTCGAACTTCTTATTAGACTCGGCAAGCTTCTGTTGACGATGCTTGATGACCTCCTCCTGCATCTCAGGAGGTAATCTATCCATGAAAGAATTGCTACCTGTTGGTCCAGTGTAGGGATAAGCGCTTAAGAGATTATCAACGTCCAGATAAGAACTACCTGGGTGGCTGAAAATAAAGTTATAAGCATTAGGGTAGATAGCAGGGACGTAGTACATCCTAGAGAGGTCTTTAGTCTGTTCATCACCGAGTTGCCCAAATCGTTTGTTGAGCGCGAACCAAAACCTAAGAAGCTCAGGTCCTGCAACACTGCGCTTAAGCGGGAAGACGAGTCTAAACTTAGGCTTATCACGCGTACTACTAGCAGTAGAATAACAAATGAAGTGAACATCAGGATATAGTTCAGCAAGTTCACTCTCTAAGTCTCCATTGAATTGATGATCATCTACATCAAGCGCCGCCCAACCAGCCCACTCTATGACGTTCGCGTTGGCTCGTGTTGAACCTTCTTTATACACAGCAGGAGAGATGAGAGGAGAGGCTTTATTGGTCCACTCCCCTCGTTTTGCTTTGTATCCTGACAGTGTCGACAGATAGTAGAGCGACTTCTCAAGTTGATCGAAGGTCTCGAAGTCAACCCGAGTATCAGTCTTGTTGTCAAAGATGCTCTTGAATACAGTGAGACTAAATGTCATGCATGTTTTTTCATAATATGTTGTTTCAAATTACCAGCATCCATTATAATTCCACAATGGATACATTGGAACTTAGGAACAAATCTTTTTGGTTTCCGCATTTTTTGTTTAGTATCTTCAGAATGAATTTTACCATAAAATGGATTATTTTTTCCAGAAACATCTAATAATGCAAATGGACTAGTCAATTCTCCACTTTTATACTTTTCTTTTAACGTATTTGAAATAGAAGTTTTAGTATTTTCGTCATGTATTTTACCAAACATTGGATGATTCATTCCAGAAGTATTTCTACCAAAACATCCATTAGGTGAAGCCAATGCCATATTCATATAATTTTCAGATTTCACAACATTATATTTAATATGTAATCGTAATTCTTCTTTTATAGCATCTTCTTGAGAATCATGATACGTCAGAATTCTTGTTTTGAAAAGATGCTTATTTTCAGATTGTTCTTCTAAATATAAATCTTTGTATTTTTTTGACTTGATACTTCCATTGTATCTTTGATGTATTCTTTCTACTTTTGTAGAACCAATATATCTTCTCGGAAGTTTGTTGCCAAAATAAATTGTTAAATATACGCAGTACATAGTCCAAATCCTTTAGGTTATATAATTTATTTATACATTCTAAGTGGATTTGGACCAACATATTTTAATCTTTTTTAGGTTCACCGGTTGACATTATCTTAGAAAGAAGACCAATATTATCCCAATGATACGGCGCCTTCCATCCATATGGCTTCACTAAATCCGGAAGTGATAGAGGATTTGGCCTCGAGGGTTTGACACCAACTTGCTTAGTCATATTCGCGGCATGCACTCGATCCCAAGCAGTATAGGCGTCAACATCATATGCATCTAGTGTACCGATCGCCACAACACAGAGATCGATGAGTGCGTCAACCACATCGTCGGCTGTCTTCGCAGTCTTGAGCTCCATCAGTTCTTCCTGTAGGAAGTTGATACGGAACGACATATACGTCGCTAGCTCCTCACGTGTCAGCCCTCGCGTAACCTTGTTGACACCGAACTTGGAGTGCATGTCACCTACGTCTTTTACCCAGTCTTTCATGTGTTTCCTTTTCGTTAATATATATAGTATTGTAACACAAGCCGTGTCAGAAGTTAAATCCCGTTCCAGCTTCCTTCATCCTCTTCCCAAAGGTAGACTTGTCGAACGCCGGACCGGTGTCCTGTCCAGAGTCAGCGATGTTGGTTTGTGCCGACTCCTCTACGTCATAGAGCTTCATCCTAGATCTATCTACCCCGATCACAAAGCGCTTGAAGTAGTTAAGGTCATTGTACCTGTTTTTGAGTTGCTTTACCATGATCTGGTTTAAGTTCTCAAGCTCCTCAGTTGAGATCAAGGCGAACATCAGGTCCACCGTGGCGGGTAGACCAAAGGACTCTGAGGTGTCGGTCAGTCCTACGTCTGAGTTATCGAATCCACCCCGTGTAGTCTGAGTTGCACTGAGCACCGGCACGTTGTACTCGACACCAAGACCACGAAGCTCCTCTGCGATGGACTTGACGTAGGTGTAGGAGTTGACCCCTGCGCCCTGCTTGATCCTTGATGATGCACAGATGTTAAGGTAATCAATAATGATGATGTCAGGCGTGAAGTCCCGCTTCATTTTAAGTTCTTCAAGCAGAGACTTAAAGTGGCCCGCGTGTGCCGAAGCTGTAGGGTACTCCTTGACGATTAACTTACCGGTGGTCTTCTTTACCAGCTTGCTGATGCGAGTCTCAAAGATGTCCTTAGTAACCGTACTGAGCTCACCCATCGTCATGTTGAGTAGGTTGGCATCGATACGTTCTGCGATGCGTTCCTCGGCCATCTCCATCGTGATATAGAGTACGTTCTTACCCTGCATCAACACGCCCGCTGCGACGTGACACATGAACAAACTTTTGCCAACTCCAGTTCCTGCAAGGATGACGTTCAGAGTCTTTCGTGACAGGCCACCCTTGGTGATCTTATTAAAGATGTCAAGATCAAACTCTACCTTCTCCTCGGTGCGGTGATAGAAGTCGTAGCGCTCCTCAAAGTCGTCAAGGTAATCGTGGCCTACGCTTGAGTCGAAGGACACCGCCAGTGCCTCAGACAACATCGAGGGGATAGCGTCCTGACTACGATTCTTGTCTTTACCCTCGATGATCTCAAAGGAGTCGATGATCGCCTTGTAGACGGCGCGCTGCTTACAGAAGGCCTCGGTGTGCTCAAGCAACCAAGCCTCGTTCTCGGTGGTGAAGGTCAAGCCGTTGATGTACTCCTCAACCTGCCCAAGTTGGTCACCCTTCAAATCCTTACGATCACCCAGTTGGATAGCAAGAATCTCAAGGGACGCTGGCTTGTTGTATTTCGTAAAGAAGGCGAGTAGCTCCTCAGAGACTACCCGCTCAAAATGATCGCTGAAGTACTCAGTCTTTAGGAACGGTACTACCTTCCGGCAGTACTGTTCGTTGTTCAACAGGTTGGATAGTATCGTTTGTTCTATCCGATTCTTTTTCGCTGATGTAGCCAAGATGTTGAGCCTCTAGTCCATAGTATAGTAGTTGAATCAAGAAGTCGCCGAGTTCTGTCTCGAACGCCTTTAGGTCGTAACCCTTCTTGTCCTCGGGCGACTCGTGTATGTCGTACTCATATGACAAAAGAAGTTGTTCAGGATCTTTGTCGTCAAATGACACGGTGTTGTAGGAGAACACGATCCCTGCGTACTCACCGGTAGTGAAGCACAACGCATGTAGTCCTTCTTCATTCTTGTTTTCTAGTACCTTGTGGGGTCTAAGTTCAGTCTTCATATAGCGCTAACTCCTTTTCAATGTCCTCGTCTTTGATAATGTCACCGTGTGCCATCTGATACTTATTAGCGATGAAATCAAAGAATGACTTAGTCGTTAGTAGGGGTACCCAGAACTCCTTGCTGTCGGTGTCCTTGATTCTCCACTTCTTCTCTGAGACTTCGCCAGTCTCTAGATTGACTTGTGAGTACCAACCATTAGAAGGTTTGATCACGTGCCCAGATTCAAGAGCAATGTCAAGCAGGCCAGACCACTTGCTAATACCACCGTCAAAAGATACAGACACAGGGATCTTGGATTTTTCTTTAACATACCTACTCTTTTCTACGTTGATGATGAAGTTGTAACCAATGATCTCGGTGCCTTCCTTCTCCTGCTGCCGACCTAGTACGAATACGTTGTCAGAGGAGTACATACCACCAGTGCCGCCGCTCACGATAGCCTTGGGATACATGCCCTGCTCCATGTAGGTGTGATTCACGACGACCATCGGGATGTCCTTGATGTTCAAGTGAGGTGTGACCATACGGAACAACGACTTGAGTTGCTTAGCCCGAGTCATGTCTGCAACTGACTTACCGTCCAACGCGTCCTCGACTTCCTTCTTTGACGCTAGGTTACCGATTGAGTCGATCACGATCATGACGCGTTCACCACGAGTAAACTCTGTGATCTGCTGCATGATGTCAAACTTCAACTGCTCGATGTCGGTGATAGGAACGTGAAGTACACGTGACGTGTCGATCTTGAAGGAGTCGAAGTATGACTGTGGCGTACCAAACTCTGAGTCATAGAACAACAATGCCGAGTCAGGATATTTGTCCATATAGGACTTGGCCATTAGCAGGCTGAACGCAGTCTTGAAGTGCTTACTTGGACCAGCCCACATTGT